TCGAAAACAAACCATGTGCGGGTTGAAGGCAGTTCGAAGTCGTCCCCAGCCGTATTCAGGGTAGGGGCAATACCCTTACCGTCAGACCAACCAACAGCCCAGTGAATGCCTTCAATATCATCATCTTCGGACAGCTGATAAAGACGAACGTGTGAGGTGTTCCGGGGATCAGCATTGAGCGTCAGAGAAGCCTGACCTGGTGTGCGCAGACCACGCATATAGCTGCGAACAGTCTCGCTTAAGCAGGTGGTTTCGATCTGGTCGGCAGGGTTCCCGCCAGGTGTGAACGCCGTCGCGCACTCGATTTCGATCACTTCGAAAATGGCGGGATTTGCCACAGTTGGAACAAGGGCAAACACCTGCGTGCCCTGGGCGAGAATGGACATATGTGTCTCCTACAGACGAAAAAAAACCCGCACATGGCGGGCAGGGTTTTGCGGGATTTTTACCGGGGGACTAGCCAGTCGATATCGAAGCTCGAGCGGTAAAGCTTTGTCTCTGTGTCCTTTGTCTCACCACCCCAGCGTGTGACATAGGCAGAAAGCTCAATGGCGTGGCTGATGGCAGTGGTTACGGCGCGTGCCGCAACAGCGGTGGCGGCATATACATCGACCTGCAGCGTGTATCCGTCCATGTCAGGGCGGCCCGCGAGGTAGTTTTCCGGTGAGCCGGTCACCAGCTGCCAGACGGCATACGGCTTGACGACACCTTCCGGCGCGTCGCCAAACGGATAAAGGCGTGTCGGCCCAGCGCCGAGCAGAGCCGTAACCCCGGCGTCAGCGGCGCACACAGCAAAGATCGGTGCAGCAGCCATCAGTTACTCCCGGACGCCTTGGCCGCACGCCTGAGCGCCCGGTCAATAGCTTTCTCGTATTCGGTGATGAACGTGTTTGTGACTTCGCTGATGTGGTCAGCCAGGGCCTTACGCATGAAGGACTTGGCCGCCATCTTATCGGTGCCGAATTCCAGCAAACGCCAGTGTGGCGTGGGAGCGTTCGCGCCAGTACCCGCGCCCTTTTTGAGTACGGCCCCGTGCAGCACGCCAACGCGAAACCCTAAATCCCCGCTGGCCTTGAAAAGCCTGCCGTTCCATCGGAGGGCAATGTTCGACGCAATCGAGCGGCCGGTAGCAGCATCATCCAGGCGCTGAGCACCCTCCTTAGCCTTGGCCGCCAAAACCTGCGCAGCCTTGCGCAAAGCTGAGCGCCCGCCCTTTCTCTTCATGTCATAGCTGACGGCTTCCAGCTTCGCGATCAGGGCATCAACCCCGGTCAAGCTGAATTCAACCGTGTCAGCCATCATTGACCCCTTGGGCTACCAGAATTGTCAGATACTCCAGACCGGAATCGGGATCAGGCAACGCCGGGCCCTGCATGTTGTAGACGGCGCCGCGGTACAGGATGCGCATCGTGGGCAACACACCGGCGCGGTAGCGAATCACCATCCGTGCCGTCGCTTCTGACTGACCGGCCTGAGCCGCGATTAGGTCGCGAGCGCTGAGTGGCTGCACCGAGGCAGGAACCTTGTCCCAAACCGTAGTCCAGCCCGGCAGCATTTCCCCAGACTCAGGGTCTTGCACTAAGCCAAGTGACTGGAGCGCGATGCGGTGCCGCAGCTTTCCGGCCAGCATCAGACACCCATCCGGATGCGGTATGGCATCAGCAACGATTTAGAGGCCTGGGGCAGCTCAGTCGCGATTATTCCTGTCACGACCTCTTCACGGTTTGCGAAGAGGTGCCCAAGCTTCAAAAGACACGCAGCGGTGATAGCAGGATTGATAAGGATCCCATAGGCGTCCTTATCGATATCTTCCAGGGCATCGCCATACGCTTGGCGCGCCTGCTCCCGAAGACGGCATCGATCACCGAGATCATCGATGACGTCAGCTGAAACCTTTGCGGCGTCGTACAGTAGGCGGACCGCTGCCATGCGGGCCGCGATCCCTGACTTAGCTTCTTGCAAAGCATCGCTGTCAGCAAAGAATCGACGTTGCAGGAATTGCGCGGCGGCTTCTTCAGCAGCAGCGAGCTGAGCCTCAATCAACAGCTGATCGTCAGGCTCAGCAAGCAGATGACGCATCGCCAAGTCGATGTCGATCACGCTCATGTTTATTCGGCCTTTTTCTTGTCAGCGGCTTTCAGTTTTTTGGTTTCAATCTGTTCGGGGGCGACCCCGACTTGCGACGCGTAGCCTCGAGCCAGAAGCTCGCGGCCGTGCTGCTCAACGGTTTCAAATTCTTCACCCTCGATCAGGGTCTTCCCGTCTTTGTAGATGGGGCGAATCGCTTTCATCTTCATATCCGGCTCCTGTTGCCCGGCACCACGTAGGTGCCGGGTGGTGGGTGGCTTAAGGCGCAGGTACGGCGAAGGTGCCGTAAATGAATGCCTCTGGACGTTTCACCGCAAGCGCGAGACGCTCTTCGCAACGAATCGAGATCATGTTCTTCTCGAAGTCATCAGCGTTTTCAGTCGAGATCACCACGTTGGCATCTTCACGATCGAAGATCTGTGCGGCTGTCTGGAATGCGCCAGTTAGGAACTTGCCCAGGAAGGCAGCCAGCTCAGTGGCGACAACTGGTAGACCCCAAAGTGTCGGGCCGGCGAGGCTCAGCGGGTTGCCGATGATGTAGCGGCCCAAGGTGTCCTTGGTCAGCTCGATCTTTGCCCAGTCGGTGAAGTGGAGCACGTGGCCGCTAGCAGGCAGACGAGCGAGTTGCGACTGCAGCATTGCCAGACGCAGCTGATCAATCTGTGTCATTGCTTCAGGGGTGAACGCCGCATCATAGGCAGTGGCTTGAGGCACGATGCCATGCAAATGGACACCAGTGCCGTCACCAAAGAGGATTTCCGACTCTTCGGCGTATTTCAGGCCGTAGCGCATTTCTGCATCGATAGTCGATTGCAGCTGAGCAAAGTCATCGAGGATTTGCTTCGATGCCTTGAACATGTGCGCGATCGTGGTCACCGGTGTGATTTTGGTGTTGAACTGGATGTCGCTGTACGGCTTGGCGGTGTTTTCAGCAACTACACGGGCCGCGTTGGTGAAGCCGGTTTGCTGCACCCAGAATATCGCCGGGGAGGTAGTGCGGCCCGGCGCAATCAAGTCGCGGATAAACAAGCGCTGCTTTGGCATTACGTCGATGCCCGGCAGGCGTTGAGGCTCTACTACGCCTTCGGCAACACCGGTGCTCAGCAGCGCAGCGTTAACCGGAACGCTGACGCGGCGATTGCCTTGAATGCTTTTGGCAAACTCAGCGAGTGCTTCGCTTTTGATGACGGTGCCACCCAGCGTGTCGCGCTGAGAAGCAGCGGCCTGGGTAGGAATGCGGGCGAACTCCTGCTCAAGTTCGCCGAGTTGCGCCTTCAGCTGCTTCTCAGCTTCGGTAAGGGTGTTGAACTTGAGAGCCATTTCATCAACAGCGGCTTTGGTTTCCGCAGACAAAGTGCCTGCCTTTTTCGCTTCGCCGAGCGCGGCTTCCGCTTTCGAGCTGAAATCGCTTGAAGCCTTTTCGAGCTCGGCGCTCATTTTAGCAAGCAACTGGGCTTGGTCAGACATGGTGTCGTTTCCTTAATTGGTAGCGGCTGCCGAGAACCGAGCGAGTGCTCGTTCCAGTTCGGCGATTGGTTCGGCCAGGTTGGCCAGGTTGTCGGCAGCGTCTTGCGTACCGGAGTCGGCAGCGCAAGGCGTGCCGGACTTGATTTCTTGAATGAGTGATCGGCGCTCGCTGCGGGGCATGCCCTGTTTGGCGAGGATAAGATCAAGCTTTCGGGCGGCGACCAGACCAACTTGTGCTTTGGTGCCTTCTTTGATGGAGTCTGACTCGAGAAGAGAATCAGCGAACCCCTGCTCAACCGCAGCAGAGCCACCGATCCACGTTTCCGCGTCCATCAGCTTTTGCATCGCCTTCAGATCGCTTCCGGTGCGCGCGGAGTAAATATCGCCCATAGCCGCGTCGAAGGGTTCCATCATGTCGGCCACTTCTCGGAACTGATGGCGGTTGCCAGCGGCAATGGTCCATCCGTTGTGGATCATCAGAAAGCCAGATCGCGCTACCTGAAGGTCATCAGCGGCCATAGCGATGATTGATGCGGCGGAGGCGGCCAGCCCTAATACTTTGATGGTCACGTGGCCCTTGTATTCACGCAGGATGTTGTAAATCGCCAAGCCTTCAAACATATCGCCGCCAGGAGAGTTCACGTTCACCGTGACGTCCGCGCCAGCCATGCTGCGCAAGGCGGCAGAGATACGCTTCGCGGTGACGCCCTCCCCTGACCATGGATCAAAGCCAATCGCATCCAGTATCGAAATCGTGTTCTTGTCATCCTCTGCGGCGGCCTGGATATCAGCGTTCCATCGCTCCATGGCCTGAGGCATGAGGTCAAAGGAGACGCCCGCGCAGGGGCGACCCGCCGGCGCTGCCGGAAGGCTTCGAATTGTCATGGGTCAGTCTCCAGAGCTGCCGGGGGCCCGGCTTATTTCGTTCGGTAAAAGCCAGGCGGATAGCGCGGCGCGCACTTGTTCGCCGCCGTCCTTGCCTTGGCCGAGCTGCTCTATGGGGAGCAAGTTGGACTGCACGGTATAGACATCGCCACCAGGGATCGGAGGTAGGTTTTCGAGCTTTCGCACTTCGTTACGGCTCATCCAACCATTCTGCAGACAGATGTTGTAATAACTGGCTCGGCCTTGGCTGTCAGCTCGGAGTAGACCCTCCACCGCGTACTCGGCAAAGTAGCGATCATCGCGATCAAGCAGGCAGCGGAAAATCTCCTGCTCGATGTTTTCGAGAAGCGGCCGCAGGCAGTTAGTCAGGAACTGAAGATTCTGACCTTCAACACTCGACGCCCAGCTGCTCTGTTTGTCCATGTGTCCTACCATGAATGGCGGCACGCGGAACCAGCGACAGACCTCTTCGATGCCATACGAGCGCGACTCCAGCATCTGGGCCGCTTCAGGATTCATCGTGATGCCCTGATACTTCAGCCCTGCTTCGGCCACCATGATCTTGCCAGCATTCTTGGACCCCATGAACGCCTGAAGGCTGGCTCGAAGCTGTTCACGCTGCTCGGGCTTTAGGGCAGCATCGCTGCTCAATATCCCGGAGGCCTGCATTCCCTGAGCAAAGACCTTCGCTGCCGCCTCCTCGGCGGAAATGGCCGCGCCGAATATCTCCTTGCCCGTAGAGACGGGCAACATCCCGCATACGCCATCGAGACCGAAGCCCCGGATGTGCATCAGGTCATCTTCAGGTATTACCCGGGCTTGGCCCTTGGTGGTGTACTTGTATTCCAGTCGACCATTATCAAGTCGCTTGACGGTCATGTATTGGGGCAGCAAGGGATCCAGCGCAACGATCCGACTGGCTACTCGCTTTTTCTCAACGAAGGCGTTACCCCGCAAACAGATGCTCGCAACAACCATCAGCATGAATCTACCAGGCGTCATTTCCGAGTTTGGACGCTTTGTCAAAATGTCATAAAGTGGATGGTTCGTTGCCGAGACTCGACCACCGTCCGGGCGGCGCTCGTAAAGCCTGAGGGGAAGCGTAGACACGGTCTCAGAGAGCAGACGAACGCATGACCAAACAGCGGATAGCTGGAGCGCCTTGTCAACCGTGACCACCTGGCCGCTCGCTGAAGTGCCAAACCATTCCTGCCAAAATGAATCGTTAGTGAGACCCACCGGCACGCCAAGCCAATTCTGGAGGGCAGATCGAACCCGCCCGGGTTTCTTATCGCGCGCCATTAAATGCCTACCATGATTGGGTTTTCGTAGAAGCCGCTGGTGTCAGGCTCTTTCGCATTAACCAGAACTCTGCCGATGGCCATGATCAGCGCCACCGCGCCGTCAATCTTGTTGTCTTCGCCCTGCTTAATTGGGCGATAAACGTCGTCGTTACCCGGATAGCTCTTGCCAATCACGTTGGCGATACACCAAGTCATGATCGGATTGCCGTCGTGATGGAAGCGACCTGACTCTATCGCCGCCTCAAGTTCTTTCATTGGGTCCGACATGTTCGTGTAGTTCTGGGTAATCGTGATCGGGGCAAAACCCTCATCATCAAGATCGTGCATCAACCCAGTAGCTCCGAAGGGGTCAATCGGACACTCCCTGATCGGCGCCTGATGATTCGCCTCCTTGGTGTCTTCCAAGATTTCGCGGTAATCGATCTCTGCTCCGTCGGTCACATATAGATGCTTGGAGTTGATCCAGGCCTGGAATCGCTCAGACATGCGCTTGTTGTCGCTGCTGAATGCGGTGTCTTCAGGAACCCAGAACCTCGGAGCCACGCTGTAGTAGTGCGTACGTCCATCTATGACCCGCCAGAAAAGACGCGCCCTTGAGTTCATGTCCAGCTTGCGCGCAAGGTCGAACCCGGCAATCCACTCCTGTCCTGCGAATTGCTCGAGCGTGAGTGAGGTGTCTTCACAGTCCCGCCAACTTTCCATGTTATAGAAGCCGGACTTCGCACTGACCCACAGGTTGAGGTGCTTTGTTTTGAACGTGTTGGCGAAGCGCGCCGAGCGTATCGCCCTGGCCTGCTGGCTCTCCAGGTACTCCTGAAACACCGAAACACCATGGTTCGGGTTGGCCTTGGCCAGCATCTTCGGATCAGTCCAGTCATCGCCCTCGTCTAGGGTCCAGATCCAGCCGAACAACTCTTCGTCAGGGACGGTGCCGGCCAGCATCTCGACGACCTGACGCCGCTTGTCGTAGCACGGGCCTTCAATGTCTGCGCCGGCAGTTGTAATGATGAACATCAGCGGTTGCCGGCGGGCGCCCATACCGGTGAGCATCGTGTCGTACTGAGCCGACGTCGGGTGTTCGTGATATTCGTCCACGATCGCGCAGCTTGGCGATGCACCGTCGCCCGGGTTACCAATCAGCGGTTCGAATC